AAATCTAATGATATTGTAATTAAATATGAATACCAAGGAAACGAAGTTGAATATAATCCAAGCTGGGCAAGTAGCAGTTGAGGAACTAATCAAAGTAGCTAAAGAAGCTATTGTTGATTCAGGAGACGATATCACAGCAGATAGATTAAAAAATGCAGCAGCCACAAAAAAGCTAGCTATATTTGATGCTTTTGAAATACTAAGTAGATTAGAAGCTGAGGAAGCTTTATTAAATGAAAAGCCTAAAGAAGTAAAAGAAGAAAAGTCTTTTAAAGGTTTTGCTGAAGGAAGATCTAAATAATGTATAAGCAAACTTTATATGAAGTCTTAAAAGACTACGTTAAGCCTAAAGTTCTCAGTAGAATGAATAGGTATAAAAAATGGGAGTATGGTTATAATCCTGAGCACGATTTAATAGTTATTAGTAAAACAGGTGAAATAGGCGAAATATATAAGATACAAGATCTTGTGATAGGTTTGCCTAAGGAAAAGGATGTTGTAAAATTTGAAGACGACAAATGGTCTTACACACAGTATCCTAAAGAGCTAAGTTTAATCAAGTCCGTATTTGATTGGGAAAAATACCCTTTGGATTTTAAAGAAAAATGGTATGACTATATTGACAAAGAGTTTACAAGACGCGAAGAAGGTTTTTGGTTCATTAACAAAGGCAAGCCTACTTATATTACTGGTACTAACTACATGTACCTGCAGTGGAGTAAAATTGATGTCGGGCAACCGGACTTTAGGGAGTCAAACAGATTATTCTACATATTCTGGGAGGCTTGTAAATCTGACTATAGATCCTACGGAATGTGTTATCTTAAGAATAGAAGATCCGGCTTTTCGTTTATGGCAAGTGGGGAGACCGTTAACCAGGCAACAATATCTACAGATGCTAGATTTGGTATACTATCAAAATCTGGACCCGATGCAAAGAAAATGTTTACTGACAAAGTTGTCCCAATATCGGTCAACTATCCATTTTTCTTCAAACCGATACAGGACGGTATGGACAGGCCGAAGACGGAGCTTGCCTATAGAGTCCCAGCCTCCAAGTTTACCAGAAGAAAACTTGACTCCAATGAAAAATTACAGGAAATTACCGGTCTTGACACGACCATCGATTGGAAAAACACCGGTGACAACTCCTACGACGGTGAGAAGCTTAAACTCCTCGTCCACGATGAATCGGGGAAATGGGAAAGGCCGACGAACATCCTCAACAACTGGCGAGTAACAAGAACTTGTTTACGACTAGGTTCCAGAGTTATAGGTAAATGCATGATGGGGTCAACCTCAAATTCTTTAGACAAAGGCGGATCAAACTTTAAAAAACTTTACGATGATTCAAACGTTACACAAAGAAACGCCAATGGACAGACTCGCTCAGGACTCTATTCTTTGTTCATACCTATGGAATGGAACTACGAGGGATACATTGATTCTTATGGCTTTCCTGTATTCAACACACCAAAAAAAGAAGTTGAAGATCCGCACGGAACAAAAATAACACAAGGGGTAATTGAATATTGGGATAACGAGGTAGCGGGACTAAAGTCTGATCAAGATAGTTTAAATGAATTCTATAGACAATTCCCAAGAACAACAAAACACGCGTTCAGAGATGAATCTAAAATGTCTTTGTTCAATTTAACAAAAATATACGAGCAAATAGATTTTAATGAAGATCTTAAAAACTCAATTAAAGTAACTAAAGGAAGTTTTCAATGGGAAAACGGGCATCAAGACACCAAAGTAATATTTGTACCAAATAAAGACGGTAGATTTTTAATTAGTTGGGTTCCTCCTGAACAGTTGCAAAATAAAAGATATATAAAAAATGGCACTAATTATCCTGGTAATGAGCATTGCGGAGCATTTGGTTGTGATCCATACGATATATCGGGCACTACAGATGGCAGAGGATCCAATGGATCTCTTCATGGGTTAACAAAGTTTTCAATGGAAGATGTGCCGCCTAATATGTTTTTTTTAGAATACATAGCTAGACCACAAACAGCTGAAATATTTTTTGAAGATGTGCTAATGGCTTGTGTGTTTTACGGAATGCCAATACTAGCTGAGAATAATAAGCCTAGGTTATTGTACTATTTTAAAAGAAGAGGATACAGGGGTTATTCAATTAACAGACCTGATAAAAAATATAACAAACTTTCTGTAACGGAAAAAGAGTTAGGCGGAATACCTAATTCAAGTGAAGACATTAAACAAGCGCACGCCGCAGCTATAGAAACCTATATAAATGACTTTGTAGGTTTAAAAGAAACCGGTTATGGTGATGTGTATTTTCAAAGAACATTAGAAGATTGGGCTAAGTTTAATATCAATAATAGAACAAAACATGATGCATCTATTAGTTCCGGGCTTGCTTTAATGGCTTGTAACAAACATAGATACGCACCAAATGCGCCTAGGCAAAAACCGCAAGCAGTAGATTTAGGTTTTAAAAAATACGATAATAAAGGTTCAACATCAAAAATAATAAGTTAAATGGGTATATATACTAACACCAATAGCGCTTTTCCTAGTCAAGTAGTTAGCGATGCGGAAAAAGCAAGCTGGGAATACGGAACGCAGGTTGGGCAAGCTATCGAATACGAGTGGTTTGGTCAAGGGCGTACTAATGGTAATAGATACTTAACTAGTTGGAATCAATTTCACCAATTAAGATTATATGCTCGAGGTGAGCAATCAATACAAAAGTACAAAGATGAATTGTCTATTAACGGTGATTTATCTTATTTAAACTTAGATTGGAAACCAGTACCAATTTTATCTAAATTTGTAGATATTGTTGTTAACGGTATATCAGGAAAGTCTTACGACATTAAAGCTTATGCTCAAGATCCATCATCAATAAAGAAAAGAACTGATTACGCTTCTATGCTTTACGAAGATATGGTAGCTAAAGAGTATTTAGACAGCTTACAGCAAACTCTTGGTATTAATTTATATCAAACACCAAATATTGACGTAGTTCCTGAATCTAAAGACGAGCTAGAGCTTCATATGCAACTGAGCTATAAGCAGTCAATTGAAATAGCAGAAGAGGAAGCTATATCTTCTGTGCTTGCGCAGAATAAATATGACCTTACTAGAAAAAGGTTAAATATGGATTTAACGGTTTTAGGTATTGCATGCGCTAAGACTGGGTTTAATACAGCTGAAGGAATTACAGTTGATTATGTAGATCCAGCTTATGTGGTTTACTCTTACACTGAAGATCCTAACTTTGACGATGTATACTACGTAGGAGAAGTGAAGTCTATAACAATACCTGAGCTTAAAAAAGAATTTCCGAACATTTCAGAGGAAGAGCTTGAAAGAATTCAGAAAATGCCAGGCAATAGCCAATACATAACTGGTTGGGGTAATTACGACGAAAACACAGTTCAAGTTTTATACTTTGATTATAAGACATACCATAATCAAGTGTTTAAAATAAAAGAAACGCCACAAGGATTGATGAAAGCTTTAGAAAAGCCGGATTCATTTAATCCACCAGAAAATGACAACTTTGAAAGAGTGTCAAGATCTATTGAGGTTTTATATAACGGAGCCAAAGTATTAGGCTCAAACGAAATGATAAAGTGGGAGCTAGCAGAAAATATGTCTAGGCCTACAGCTGATACAACTAAAGTAGAAATGAACTATGCTTTATGTGCACCTAGAATGTACAAGGGGCGTATTGAATCTCTAGTAAGTAAATGTATTGGATTTGCTGATATGATTCAGCTAACGCATTTAAAGCTGCAACAAGTATTGTCTAGAATGGTACCAGACGGTGTTTATTTAGATATGGATGGACTCGCAGAGGTTGATCTTGGTAATGGAACTAACTATAATCCAGCGGAAGCATTGAATATGTATTTCCAAACAGGTTCTATTGTTGGTAGATCACTTACTCAAGATGGTGATATGAACCCAGGCAAAGTACCTATTCAAGAACTTAACAGCTCAAGCGGTCAAGCTAAAATAAATGCGCTTATTCAAACGTATCAGTATTATTTACAAATGATACGTGATGTAACCGGGCTTAACGAAGCTAGAGACGGTTCGTCTATGGATAAGAATTCGCTTGTAGGACTTCAAAAAATGGCCGCTAACGCATCTAACGTAGCAACTAGACATATTAATCAGTCTGGTCTTTACATAACCCTTAAACTAGCCGAAAACGTTGCGCTTAAAATAGCTGACGCATTAGAATTTCCACTAACTAGAAGTGCTCTACAAAATTCTATATCTACATTTAACATTAAAACTTTAGACGAAGTAGTAAACTTAAATCTTCATGATTTTGGCATATTTTTAGAATTAGAACCTGACGAAGAAGAGCAAGCTAAATTAGAGGCAAATATACAAGTTGCACTACAGCAAGGGGGAATTGATCTTGAAGACGCTATAGACTTAAGAAATATTAAAAATCTTAAGTTAGCTAATCAAATGCTTAAAGTTAAACGAAAGGCTAAAGCTAAACAAGACCAGGCTAACCAGCAAGCTAATATCGCAGCTCAAGGACAATCTCAGGCTAGTACAGCAGAAAAAACAGCTATGGCTGAGGTGCAAAAGCAAGAAGCTATAATGGGTGCAAATGTTCAGTTTGAACAATCCAAAAATCAAATGGAGATTCAGCGCATGGAAATTGCAGCACAACTGGAAGCGCAAAAAATGCAAACTAGATTTCAATACGATATGCAGCTTAAACAAATGGATGTTCAGATGGTGCAGCAAAAAGAAGGTGCTATTGAAGATAGAAAAGATAAAAGAAGTAAAATGGAAGCTTCACAACAAAGTGAACTTATAAGCCAAAGAAAAAACGACAGCTTACCTATAGACTTTGAAAATCAACCCGACACGGGTATGCAGGCTTTCATGTAGAAAGTAAACAATTATTTAATTATATTTTATTATGTCAGAAGAAACAAAAACAAATGAACCTGTTAAGCAGGAAGGCGAGTTTAAAATTAAAAAGAAAACTCCAAAAAAATTAACAACACCAAGTAGCGAACCGGTAAAAGTAAACATCAAAGAACCTTTGGTTGAACTTCCTACAGAAGTTACGAAAGTGGTAATACCAAATGAAGATGCCATTCAAATCGGAGAAACAAAGGAAGTATCTGTGGAAGAACCATCCGGAGATAGCGCAAAGGTGGGAGAACCTGTACAAGAGTCCGACAAGGATGCTGAAGGGTTTTCTCCAATCAAAGAAGTAACAGAAACTGAAAAAGTTGAAGCTCAGGTAGAAAAAGCAATACAAGACGAAAGAATTCTTGGTAAAGCTTTACCTGAAAATATTGAAAAGCTAGTTTCTTTTATGGAAGACACAGGTGGGACAATAGAGGACTATACCAGACTTAATGCTGACTACTCTCAAGTGGATGATGTTACATTATTAAAAGAATATTATAAAAAAGAAAAGCCTTATTTGGAAGGTGAAGACATTGATATGTTATTAGAGGACTTTATCATTGATGAAGATATCGACGAAGATAGAGATGCACGCAAGAAAAGAATTGCGTTTAAAGAAGAAGTTGCAAAAGCCAAAAGCTATTTAGAGGAAACAAAGAGTAAGTATTACGATGAGATCAAGTTGAGACCAGGCGTTACTCAAGACCAACAAAAAGCCACGGACTTTTTTAACCGATACAACAAGCAGCAGGAGCAAGCTGAGCAACAACATGCGCAATTCAAAGAAAATACTAAAAAGCATTTTAACGACAATTTCGAAGGTTTCGATATCAAAGTTGGTGAAAAAAGCTATAAGTATAATATTCAGAATCGTGATAAAGTTGCAGAGAGCCAATCGAATATTAACAACCTTGTCGGGAAGTTCCTAGACAGTGATGGTAATGTTAAAGACACGAAGGGTTATCACAAAGCTATGTATGCTGCTGACAATGTGGATAAAATTGCCGCTCATTTCTATGAGCAAGGAAAAGCAGATGCTGTAAAAGAAGTTGTAAACAGTTCTAAAAACTTAAGTAGTACTAAAGCTAGATCTACTCAGGGAGAAGTGTTTTTAAATGGATTTAAAGTTAAAGCAATTTCAGGTGCTGATTCTACAAAACTAAAAATTAAAACAAGAAAATTTAACTAAAAAAAACAAACAATTATGAGTTTAACTCCTCAATTTGGTAGTTTAATCCCTTCGCAAACGCAAGAGATATTAAACAGTAACTACCTACAATTTAATGCTGGCGGTGCAGCTGGCCCTGGAAATGGCGGCGATTCTTTCGCACAACAATACCTACCAGAAATTTATGAACAAGAAGTAGAGCGTTACGGAAACCGTACGTTATCTGGATTCTTAAGAATGGTTGGCGCTGAAATGCCAATGACATCTGATCAAGTAATTTGGTCTGAACAAAATAGATTGCATGTCTCTTACGACAATGCAACAGTGTTTGCTACAGGTGGAGCTGCTTCTAACGTTATAAACTTACCTGCTGGAGTAACAAATGTTATTTCTCCTAATGACACAGTTGTAGTATTAGACCCGGCAACTGGAGCTGAAGCAAAAGCTTTAGTTACTGCTAGTACACCCGGCGCAGGTGGTGGTGTAGGAACATTTACTGTAACTCCTTTTAACAACGCTTCTTTAGAGGCTGCTGCTAATGGAATTACTGTTGGCGCTGGAATCAAAGTATTTGTTTACGGTTCTGCTTACCAAAAAGGGCAATTTTTAAATTCAAGCACTGCAGCTGCTGGCGCCGTTGCTAATGGGTATGTATCTATTGATCCGCAATTAACTCAATTTTCTAATTCACCAATCATTATTAGAAGCCAGTACGTAGTATCGGGATCTGATATGGCACAAATTGGATGGGTAGAAGTTGCAACTGAAGACGGAACATCTGGGTACTTATGGTATTTAAAAGCTGAATCTGAAACTCGTTTACGTTTTGAAGATTACTTAGAAATGGCAATGGTAGAAGGTGAGTATAATCAAATTGCACAAGCTGGGGTACCTACTGCTGCTGGACTTGCTGGTACTGAAGGTTTATTTGCTGCTATCCAATCTCGTGGAAACGTAGAGGTAGGATTTACTGCCGCTGCTGGACTTGACGAATTTGACGCTATCCTTAAAAACTTAGATACTCAAGGAGCAATTGAAGAAAACATGTTATTTTTACAGAGACAAACATCTCTTGATTTTGACGATATGTTAGCTTCTATTTCTGGTGGATTTGCTGGAGGTACTGCTTTTGGATTATTTGAAAATTCTGAAGAAATGGCTTTGAACTTAGGATTTAGCGGATTCCGTAGAGGATCTTATGATTTCTATAAGACTGATTGGAAATACTTAAATGACGCTTCTACTCGTGGCGCTGTTACAGGCATCAGTTCAATTGAAGGTGTATTAGTACCAGCTGGAACTTCTACAGTTTACGATCAAGTTTTAGGAACTAATATCCGTCGACCATTCTTACACGTACGTTACAGAGCTTCACAAGCTGATGACAGACGAATGAAGTCTTGGTTAACTGGTTCTGCCGGTGGAGCATTTACTTCGACTCTTGATGCTATGGAAGTAAACTTCCTATCTGAAAGATGTTTAGTAACTCAAGCTGCTAACAACTTTGTATTATTTAAAGGAATCTAATTGATTCAACATTAATGTAATTCTTACCCTCGTTGTACTGACGGGGGTAATTATTACTTTTATAACTATTTAATTTTATTATATTATGGCTAAACAAGCTAAAGCACAACAAGTTGAGGTTGCACCTCAAGAAGAAGTGGTAACAAAAGTTGCTACTCCAGTAAAGCCCACAAAATCAGAGTGGGAAATCAAAGACAGGATTTATTATTTAAAAGGTAATAAAAATCCTTTAACATTAACAATACCTGGTAAGCATACAAGAAAGCATGCTTTATTATATTTTGATGAAAAAACTGGAAAACAAAGAGAAATAAGATACGCAACAAATCAAGATTCACCTTTAGTAGACGAACAAAAAGGAGAAGTTACTATGGGGCACGTAAGATTTCTTAAAGGAGCTTTAACCGTAAAAAAAGAGCAACAAAATCTTCAAAAACTACTTTCTTTGTATCACCCTTTAAAAGGAAGATTATATGAAGAGTTTAGCGCAAAAGAAGAAGCTGTGGATCAATTAGAGATATTAGATCTTCAAGTGGATGCTATGAATGCAGCTAGAAGTATAGATGTAGACCAAGCTGAAGCTATACTAAGAGTTGAAATTGGTTCTAAAGTAAATGAAATGAGTTCCAAAGAACTTAAAAGAGATTTAATGCTGTTTGCTAGAAGCAATCCTGCATTATTTATTAGCTTAGCTAACGATGAAAATGTGCAACTAAGGAATTTTGCCATTAGAGCGGCCGAAGTTGGAATTATAAAACTATCACCAGATCAGCGTACTTTTGCATGGGGATCAAATGATAGAAAATTAATGAACGTTCCTTTTGACGAAAACCCTTACTCAGCGTTTGCGGCTTTCTTAAAAACAGATGAAGGAGTAGAAATCTATAAGTCTATAGATAAAAAACTATAAAAACAAGTGATACTATATACAGGCGGTTTCGGCCGCCTTTTTAGTATAAATAAAAATAAGTATGGTAAATATAAATACAGTATATCAAACAGTCTTGTATATTATAAACAAAGAGCAAAGAGGTTATATAACACCTGCTGAATTTAATAGCTTAGCAGATCAAGTACAAGATGAAATATTTCAATCATATTTTCCAGACGGTAATCAATTAAATCGTCAAAATCAAAACAATACACAAAACGATACAGAATTTTTTAATGTATTTAAAAATATTGATTATAAATTATATCCTTTTGAAAATGAAGTTAGTTTTCTTTATGATGCGGTTAATTTTGTTTGGCAATATGAGGACCCTAATAACGTTGCTTCAGCAGGGCAAATATATTTAATAGGCAATATAGTTTCAACATATAATAGTAACTCTGTTTCAACAAAACCGAACTCAGTAAGTAATTCTTTTCAGAGTTCTATAACTCAACTAGCCAGCAGAAGTGATTATAATAAAATAATAAGATCCAAACTAACTGCTCCGACTAGGCAATATCCTTTATCATATAAAACTAATTATTTAAACACAATAGCTCTTAGAGTATTTCCGCAGCCGGACACTTTAAGCGTTAATTGTATATTTAAGCCATCTAAACCGTCTTGGGGATTTCAACCAGGTAATCTAGGACAGTATATATACAGCCCATCGGCTTCTTTAAATTTTCAATTAGATATTTCTGAGCAAAATAATTTAGTAATAAATATTTTAAAATACTGTGGAATTATAATAAACGATCCTACAATTATACAAGCCGCAGCTCAAGAAGCTCAGCAGGCGTCAATTAACGAAAAATCATAGTAACAAATGGGTTTAATAACTGAAACAAATCAACAATACTACCAAGGAGCCCAGGGATTTTTATCTGATGGAATTGTAGGGACATTCCCCACAACCTTTGATACAGACTTAATTTTTGGATCGTTTGATTCAGCAAATATAAATTATGCGTTAAACAATTTTAAACTTTATAAAAGTTTTACAGGATTGCCAGGCTCATATTTAGAATATACGCTAGATTATTTAGTTAGTAACAACACAATAACTTTAGGCACGGCTCTTGCTCCTGTTATTCCAGCTGCTGGTGAATATTATGTTGTACAATTAAAAGTATTAACAGGAGGGAAGTATGGGCAAACCGAAGCTGAAAAAGCTTATGGAGATACCGTAGAAGATAATTATGGAAGCTATGAATATATAAAATTAACAGATGCTATAGACAACTTTATGGTTGGTTATGTAGGGGATGGCAAACTAATACAAAACGCTAAAAAATCTGATGTACTGTTCTTTGCAAAAAGAAGTTTGCAAGAATTTAGCTATGACACTTTAAAAAGTATTCATTCTCAAGAGTTAAATATACCAGCTAGCTTAAGCGTTATATTGCCTCAAGACTATGTTAACTATGTAAGAGTGTCCTGGATAGACCAATTGGGTGTAAAAAGAATTATATACCCAGCAAACAATTTAACTATAGCCCCTTTTGGAACACCTATTCAAGATCAAGTAGGTGTACCAACTCAAGACAATTTTGGGGAAAACATAGAAGGAACTTCTCTTACAGCTGAAAGATGGAGGAGCGCTAATGACAATTTAATAAACGGCCAGCTAATCAACAATATAGATGAAGCCGTGGACTTTCAAAATGCCTATGGCTTTGAGGGCAGCTGGAATTGGGGAAGACAATATGGGTTAGACCCACAAACTTCTCAAATGAACGGCTGGTTTAACATGGATGAAAGAGAAGGTAAAATGTCTTTTTCTAGTAATTTAGCAGGAAAGCTTATTGTATTAGAATACATCTCTGATGGCTTGGGTTATGACTTAGATACTAAAGTACCTAAGTTAGCAGAAGACGCCTTATACGCGTCCATACTGTATTCTATAGTGTCCACAAGGTCTGGACAACAAGAGTACTTAGTTCAAAGGCTTCAAAAAGACCGAAGAGCTAAACTTAGAAATGCTAAAATAAGATTATCAAATATTAAGCTTGATGAAATTGTTCAAGTTATGAGAGGTAAATCTAAATGGATTAAACACTAAAATTAAATGGCTAAAGTTCAAAATACTTTTTTAAAGTCCAAGATGAATAAAGACTTGGATGCTCGTATAGTGCCTAACGGTGAATACAGAGATGCGCTTAATGTTCAAGTTAGTAAATCTGAAGGATCGGAAGTAGGTAACGTAGAAAATATATTAGGAAATGCTTCAATACAAAGCTTTCAAACTACTACGGGAATTAGCAATTTAAAATGCATAGGCCAATTACCAGATGAAGTTAACAGTGTTGTGTATTTATTTTTTACGGACAATCCAGATGAAAATTACACTCCAACAGGTGTTAAATCTAATCATTTTATAATATCCTATAATGTACTATCAACTGCTTCTATAATATTAGTAAAAGGAGCTTTCCTTAATTTTTCTCAGCTAAACCCTTTATATGGCATTAATATTTTAGAAAATCTATTATTTTTTACAGATAACAGAAATCAACCTAGAGTAATTAATGTTGAATTAGCAAATTCTCAAGATAATCCATTGGCTAATCCTATATATTATACAACGGAGGATCAAATATCTGTGGCTAAATATAGTCCATATCAATGCATGGAGTTATTTCAAAAAAGTATTTTAGCAACTATTACAGACCCAGTTCCTTATGAAACTACCATGAAAGACGTTAGTAGTAAATTTCTTCCAAATGGTGGTTCTGGTTTAAAAACAGGACCCTACACAAGTGCTTTTAATATTACGTTAAATGCCGGTAGTTTTTCAGGAGATTTAGTTACGGGATCTCCATATTCAGTTGGAGCTACCGTTGGTTACATATTAAACAATGGCGGAAACATAATAATGCTAGGCAACTCAAGGGTAACAACAGCTTCCTATGGCACTACAACGTCAGATGCTTGGGATGTTACTATTGCAGGTAGCGATCCATTTCCTAGCATAACTGGTAGCACAACTTACGAAATAATATTTAATCCAAACCCTTATTACAATTCAAAATTTTCAGGAGACCCTGATTATTTAGAAGATAAATTTACAAGATTTAGCTATAGATTTAAATTTGTAGATAATGAATATTCTATTTTTGCACCATTTACGCAATCAGCTTTTATACCAAAGCAAGATGGGTATTTTATGTATGTAGCAGATGAGGGTAAAACAAAAGTAGAAGACCAAGCTAATACATACAGAAGTACTGTCGTTTCTTTTGTAGAAAATAAAGTTAATGAAATAAAATTAATAATCCCGCTTCCATTTGCAAATTATACCTTGAGGAATGGTTTAAAAATATCTGAAGTAGATATACTTTACAAAGAATCAGATGCGTTGGCTGTTAAAGTTGTTGAAACAATACCAATGTCTATCATAGAGCAATCTGCGGCTATATGTGCGGTCGACGGCACTCAAATAGGTCCTATAACTGCGGGTAGTGATATTAATATTAAAAATATTAAAGGAGGTATTTTAGTGGGGTCTACTATAACAGGTCCTGGAATAGCGGATGGAACTGTGGTAGATAGTTTTGTACCAACTAATGCTAGCAATCCGGTTGCTGGCATAATAACAATAAGTACCAGTGCTGCAGACGGTTTGACTGGGGATGCTATATTAACTGTAGCTGATCCAAATTATTATATTTACACATATAACTCTACTAAGCCTACTAAAACTTTACCAGAATCAGATCTTGTCAGGGTTTATGATAAAGTGCCAATTAGATCTTTGGCTCAAGAAATTTCTGGCAATAGAGTAATATATGCTAATTTTCAAAACAAACTAACTCCTCCTGCTTCATTGGATTACAATGTAGCTTGTACTGAAAAAGCAGAATTTGAAATAAATGAAATAACAGCTTTATATCAAGGAGCTGGCACTACGATACCCGCAGGCGGTTCATTTCAAATAGATGTTCCTAAAGTTCCAACTGACGGGGGGCTTTATGCCGGGTTAGTAATTACGTGCACTGCTTTTGGAGCTATAATACCGGATGGAACACTTCTTCAGTCGACTTCTAGCAACACGGCTGGTAATAATATAAATATAACTTTAACAAACACCATTACATTACCGGCAGGCCCTAACGTATTGTTGGCGTTTGAGCCAGGAGGCGATGTCACTAACTCTACGAGCAGAATAGAATACCCTAGCAGCTCTGTTAAAACTAACAGAAATTATCAAGTAGGATTTGTATTATCTGACAAATACGGTAGAGCTTCAAGTGTTATACTTTCTAATAATACGGATGTTTTAACAGTTGGAAGCTCGGGAATTCCTTACTCTGGTTCTACTCTGTATTCACCTTATATAGACGAAAGCCAAGATATAGACGAGTGGGCGGGGAATTCATTAAAAGTATTGTTTAACAAACCCATAACTACAAATATATATAACGGAGATATCACAAGCAGTGAATATAATCCTTTAGGTTGGTATTCTTATAAAGTAGTTGTAAAACAAACAGAACAAGAGTATTACAATGTTTACTTGCCTGGAATTATGGCTGGTTACCCACAAGATCAAAATCTTGAAATAGGCAAAACTTCCCATGCTGTTTTAATAAATGATAATATAAACAAAATACCTAGAGACTTAAACGAAGTAGGCCCTGAACAAAGACAATTTAGAAGTTCAATTCGTTTATTTGGCAGAGTAGAAAACACGGCTATTCCAATAACAGAGAATTTAGGTGTTTTTACAAATCTTGGTGCCTCTAATAAACAATATTATCCATTTAACAATTCAGACACTGTATCGATAATATCTACATTAGATGATTTATTTGATTACAGCTCATCAGAGCCTGAGCTACCTAGTTATTTTCCTCAATTTTATGACTTAAATTCAGACCCTTTAATTGCTAGAATAAGTACAAATTCTAAAATAGGTCAAATTTCAACAACCAACATAGGAGCTGGCGGCGCTAATGTAGTAGCATCAGTTGCCGCAGCTGGCCCACCATCTCCTCCAAGTTCTACAGTAGAAATAACAAACGTTTCTGAACCAGCAGGGTGGTTTGTACCAAATCAATTTTTAGTAAGCGGCGTCGGTATACCCTCTGAAACCTATGTAGGGTTGTACACAGCTGGCTCTCCCAGTACAATAGGGCTTGTTGACAGCGGAGGAGGAAGTGTTGAGGTTCAATTGGCAGAAAAAACACAATTAATATTTACTAAAACATATGGATCCCCTAATTTTGAAATAGCAAATCCTGGATTGCAATATTTAGCTGTTTACGAAACAGAACCTGTAGAAAGTTTATTAGATATATTTTGGGAAACATCTACCTCTGGATTAATATCAAATTTAAATACCGCAGTTTTAAATAGTCAAAACACGCCGGGCGCAATAGATATAGGAGGTTGGAACGACGATTCTTTTTTAGAAAGTTTGCCTGATACTGTAGGTAATCACGATATACTAAACGGCCCTTTTGTTTTAGAGGATGATTTTGGAATTACCATAAATTTAAACACAACTAGGGTTATTGATGGAGTTCCAACGCCAGATTATTTATATTTAACAAGTGTTACAAACGGATTAGGTGAAAATGTTAGCAATCAGTTTAACAGCGCAGGTGGTAAAGATTATTTTAGATTAGTAGACACTAGTCCAGGTCAAATCGGAGAAGGGCCTTGGAATATAAGAACAACTACAAGCGCAGATACTCCAATTTCTAGCGATAATTATTACGACAATATATATCATTTTCCAAATGAAAACGGGCAACTTTTTAATAGAGAAAGAGAATTTGTATTTTTATTTACAGCTAGAATAGACGGCCTTGTAACACAGCTTCCATTACAGTTTGCTAATTTATCTAATGTTTTTCCTATTGTTCAAGAAGTTATTGACGAAGTAAATACTATTACATACACCCTTCCAATAAACGATGTAGATATAAACGCTAATAGGCGAGATAACACTTTAGCCACAATATTTGCAACCAACGGTGCTGACAACCCTAATTTATTTAATGGGCTTATTGGAGGAGAAGTTAGTAATAACTTAAGTTTTAGTATACAAAGCCAGATTTACCTTACTGGGCCTTCAGCTGGGGAGCCTGCTGTATTAGAAGATAGCAATATATTTTCTTTAACTGAAAAGGAAGTAGATGCAGGCAATGGCTTTTTAAAATGTCAATTAAAAAACGACGCTTTTGAAAGCTCTTATTTAAGTTCAGCTGAATATCAGATTGTTGTTGCAGTACAAGATGGAGATGGTGGTGGCATAACAACGCAGACTTTTATTATCGACATGCGTTTAATTGTTGAGCAAGATAAAGTTTACAATGCAGCTATGAGAGCCAAAGCTAAACTTCCTTATGTTTTTCCAGACAACCCAGATTTTAATTCAAATTTAGGACAGGAATTGGATAACATTAGTTTTACTTATACACAGTTTGAGTTAGATGCAAATACTGTTGGAATAGCTCCAGCTGAAGTTGGTTGGTATATTTATGCAGATGGTTTTTTAAGAATAGAGGCGCCAGTGCAAGGTATTGAAGAGAACCCTGGAAGCACGGGAAGCAGGCCTTTAATAAATTTTAATGGAGCTGATGAGAATGTGCCTATTGTCATACCGTTTACGCAGGCCAAAAAAGCAATTCTTTTTGGAGATGGCACAGGTGTATCTTTTAGGGATTATAGATATATAGCTCCAGAAGCTACAGTTGAAATTACAAATATAACCGCTCAGCCCAATGGAGATGTGATTGTTGCATATGATCCCGCAACTTTAACAGGCATTATTTCAACTTACCAATCTGCTTGGGGCATAAGCGACGCTGATAGATCAGGGCCTGGTGCATTTTTTCCTGGCTACGGAGCTCTTGGCATCTTCCAGCAAAAGGTTTTAGTTTTTGGAGCAAAATATGTTTTAGCAAACGACACAGCTAACAGTCAGTTAACTTTAACCGGCATAAACTCACAGGCTAATATTGGAGACACTTTGTATCTTTATCAAGGATTTAAAAGGGAAGATTCATTTCCGTGGTATTTTGTACCTTATGCAGCTGGGCTTGCTGGACTCCAACAAACTTTTGCAGCTTCTCCATACACAAGCTGGGCGATTACAAAATTTGAATTACCCGACCAACCAAACCCATCAACTCCTCAAAGTGGTCCTGGTAATTTTTCTGAGCCTGCAGATGGCGTAACTTACGGCGATAAGATTCATCATGGACTGTTTACAAATGTTGATTCTTCTCCTGATATAACCGGAATTAACTTTGATATAACGTAAGTAATTTAATATAAAAGCAAGTAATAATTAAATATGGCAGGTGCAATAATAGAAGTAAAATATTTTAACACGTTTTTATTAAAACAGGTAAATAATTCTAACGATCCAATATGGAACGGGTCGTTTGGTATTCCGGAGTCTGTTAATGGAGGTTATCCTATTGTACCGAGCCCAGCATCATCCCCTAATCAATGGGTTATTGAAGAATCCAGAATAAGAGGCGGTTATAATAATACTAATGTTGATTACGGAGCTAAAGCTTATATAGTTGAAGATGAGCCAAGATCAGGTAGCAGACCTAATTCTTTAATATACTCTGGTGTATTTAATTCTAGAACGGGTATTAACCAAACAAATGTTTTTTCTGTTGCTGAAGATATAACTAAAACAGCGGACCCAGCTAATGGCTCAATACAAAAATTATATGCTGAAGATACTAATTTAACTATATTTCAAGAGTTAAAAGTAAGTAGAGCCTTAATAGACAAAGATGCTATATATTCTGCGGAAGGAGGGGGATCAGTTACTTCAAGCAATTTAGTTATAGGCGTAATACAACCTTACACGGGAGAATATGGAATATCTAAAAATCCTGAAAGTTTTGCTGTTTATGGCTATAGAAAATATTTTTCAGATGTAAACAACAATGTGATGCTGCGGCTTTCTAAAGATGGCTTAACAGAAATATCTAGCTACGGCATGAAAGATTTTTTTAGAGACAAGCTGAGTGGAATTTCAAATAACTTTACTACAGGCAAAGCAATAGGCGGGTATGATATATACAATAGCGAATATGTTGTTTCGTTGCAAAAAGAAAATAGTGGATTTGAAACTATTAATTTTGATGAAAAAGCTCAAGGGTGGGTAAGTAGGTTTTCTTACGATCCAGATCAAATGTTTAGTTTAAGAAATAATTTTTATACTATAAAAACAATTAGCGGCGACGCGCAGCTTTGGAGGCATTATGACAATAGTGTTGCAAGAAGTAGTTTTTACAATAGAACAGGCGCTAATGCCGCAAGTAATATTACTTTTATTTTTAACCCAAATCCTACTAATTCAAAATCATTTCAAACAATAGCATATGAAGGCAGCAGCGGCTGGCAAGTTGATAGTTTTGTTTCCGATGCAACAGGTAGAACATTAAATGTAAACGGCATTAGCTATAATAATGTTAATGACTCTACTGCTCAAATAACCAGCTATGGTGAAGGAGAGTATGTTTTAACAGAGGGATCAGGTACTAGTTTATCTGCAACCATAAGTAACACCGTAAGTTTAAACACAGCGACTTTTATTGGATCTGCAGTAGTAGATTCAATTATTAGCGGTATTGGAGTTGGGCCTGGAATTACAGTAATATCATATAATTCAACAACTGGCGCTCTTGTTACTTCCGGAAGCATTAATATAGCTTCAGGCACTTTATTAACATTTAATGGCTATGTATCTAGTCAAAATTACAATACTGTGCTAGGCACTAATTCCCCAGCTTTAAACAGATATTACGCTGGATTTACTAGAAAAGAAAATAAATATACTGCTAATATAATAAATAATACTTCAGCTTCAACAGGAGAAGTATTATTCGGAAATGCGATAAGTGGTATTAAAGGATTTTATAGTACTGTAAAATTATCTACAGACTTAACAACAGATGTAGGCGGAGAAAAAACTTTATTTTCAGCTGAAAGTGTGTACACAATGAATAATGGATATTAAAAATAAAAAAATATGGGACCAGCAGCAATAATAGGAGGCGGCCTTTCGATAGTAAGCGGTGTTATGGGAATGTTTGGAGCCAAAAAAAGAGAAAGAGAAGCACGTAAAGAACGTAAGCGACTTCAAGGCAAGCTAAATAGCTTAGAGGCTAATAGACAAGAAATTGTTAATCCTTATCAAGATTTAAGTAGCATGGTAAGTAATCCTTTTGCTACTTTATCTGTAGCTACAGGCGCTGCTGAAATGCAAATAGAAGAAGCAGATATATCTTTAGCTAATACTTTAGACACATTAAGAGCAACTGGAGCAAGCGCAGGAGGTGCTACAGCCTTGGCGCAAGCCGCATTACAAAGTAAAAAAGGAGTTGCAGCTAGTATTGAAATGCAGGAAAAACAAAATGAAGATAAGCGAGCTCAAGGCGAAAAACAAAAACAAAATCAGCTAATGTCAGAGGCTCAAAGAGTCCAACAAGGTGAAGCTTATGAGTTTGGATTACGAGAAAAAAGAGAAATGCAAGAACTAGATAGAACATCAGCTATGTTAGGAGCCTCTAAGCAAGCGGAAGCGCAGGCTGGAATGGATGCAACAGGAGCTTTAACAGGCGCTTTAGGAACTTTAGGCGGTATGGCCGCAACACCAGGATTTTTTAAATAATTATAGATGGAAAACAAAAATGCATATCAAAACCTTTATTTAAAGCAATTTAATCAAAGCGACGCAATAGCTTATAATAAACAATTTGTAGCTAATACAAACGACTATAATTTTCAACTTTTAGATAATGCTTATAGAAATGCAGGAAAAATATATGCACAAATAAAAATTGCTATTGAAACAAACAAATGCGAATCAGAGCATTGTGCTGTAGAATTGGCTCAAATAAAACAGTTGGAAGAAGCGCCTCAAGCTTCTTTAGACTTTTTAACTTCTCTTTTAGCAGAGTTAAGCGTAACTGAAGAGCCTAGCTTTGATCCCAACAATAATTATAAATATACTGTTGCTAATAGCTTAATGAACGGTAGGCCTGGGTTTTCAAAAACCGATGGTTACAATGCTTATTTAGATTTACTACCTGACGGATCTCAGCAAATAGTTTTTACGGGGCCTGCTTTTAAAACTACAATAGAAGACCCTTTTGCTTTTGAAATTTTAGAAGTTGATGACCCTCTAATTATAAATAATTCCTCATTAAATGCTTTAATAGATTCAGATACCTCTCTTGTTGTTTCGACTCCGGATATAGGCTCAGACATGCAAAGACTCTTAACTGAAGTTGGATTGTTTGATTTAGACTCTATAGGGGAAGATAAAAAACTAAAAGCCAGTGCTAAAATAAGCGAGGAGTTTGTGCTAAAAAACCCCGACGGAAGTTTTGATTACGAGATTATAGACATTGGAAACGGCCAAGGCAAAAACGTGCTTAGGTATGATTTAGAAAAAATTGACAAAAAGGTTACTCCATTTATAAACGCTGAAGTAGCTGGTTTAATGAGCTCTGAGCAAGACGCGATTGCTGCATGGAATGTTTACATAGCTAAAAGCACAAGTGTTGAAGAAGACGATCAAATGGTTCAAGACGCTAATTCTGGAAACGAATACTGGAGTTATGAATTAGATCTTCCATTACAGCAAGACAAAAAAGTTTTATTTGAAATAAAATACAAAGAATACTTTATGAATAATTATTTAAAACAATTTACAACTAATCAAATGCCTACGGTTAAAGAAGATGCAGTGGTTTTTGATTTAGAAGAAGCTAAAAAAGCAAAGGCTCAAAAATTTTTAGATGATAACGACTTAAATTAAATTAAATGAACGAATTACAAGCATACGTAGATTCACTACCTTCCATGTTAAGTGAAGAGGAAAAAAAGAAACTTGTTAAGCAGTGGAAAATAGATAATAAATGGGGCGAAGAAAAGCCTGAGCCAGTAGGAACTGGTACCGTTCTTAAATCTGAAAACATAACTTACGGAGGAGAAGCTGTGGAAAAAGTTCTTGAAGCAGTAAAGACGGAGGGCGATGCAGCGGGTGCAGGTGTGGAGCCAGTGAAAGCAGAAGCACCAGTAGATTCTACGGAGTTAGCATTGGAAGATGGTTCATCGGAATTAACTATAAAGGAAGAGCTTGACAAAAAAAAAGATATAGCTACAATGTCGTTTGGGGAAAAGCTTTTAATTGATTTAAGAAAAGGTAGCACGACTCTTGGTGAAATGATAGCTTCTGTTCCCGAAACATTATATGACATTTTTGCTTTACCTCAAAACATTTTAGCTAAAGCAACAGGTTTAAATATAGAAGCTAGTTCTAAAAAATTCAAAGAAGACAATAGTCTTGGCAATCCAGTATTAGAGTTCTACGAAGCTGAAAGCGCAAAACTTCAGGAATCACAGGACATATACAATAAAGCAAATTACGATCATCAAAGTATTTACAAGAATTTTCAAGAAGGTAATTACTCAGATGGGTTTAAGCAATTGGCTAGTGGGTTAACTGAAAGCGCTCCTATAAGTATGTCCATAATGATCGGTGGGTCTGCTGTTAGTACGGGAAAATTAGCAGCTGGTAGTACAGTAGCTTTTGCTGGTCCTGAAATAAAAGAACAACGCGAAAAAAATCCTGGACAATCAGAAGCCGAAAGCATAATAAAAGGATTAGGGTTAGCGGGTGCTGAAAGCGTTTTTAGCTCTATAGGTACCGGAACAGTTGGTAAAGTATATAAAGATATACTTTTAAAAGAAGGTAAAGAAGAAGGTATTAAAATTTTTAGACAAGGTCTTATTGACATGTATAGGTCTGCTTTAACTAAATATGGAGCCCCGGCTTCTATGTTAGGCGAAGGTGTTGAAGAAGTTGCTACTACTATTACTCAAAATATGATAAATGGAATCCCCGCATTTGAAAATGTAGCCGATTCTTTTATACAAGGTGTTGGTGGTGGGGTAACTTACGGAGCTCCTATAAACACGGCGCAAGCTGTAAAAGCTGTTAAATCAGGTATAACTAATTCTAAAATAAATAGCGAATTAGGTAATTCAAATTATAACAGTATTGCCGACGCTTTTAACGTTGAAACAAGCACATCATCTACGGAAATAAATATATCTCAAATAGCTGGATCTCAACAAGCTATTGATGCTAAAGTTGATAAGCAAGTAGAAGCTGGTGAAATAACTGCAGATCAAGCTAACGATATTAAGTTAAGAGCTAGAGAAGTTCAAGGATCTGTAAATAGATTAAAACCTTTAGGTATTAGCATAGAAAATCAACCAGCTTTAGTTGATTTAATGATTGAACAAAAAAATCTAAAAAACACTATAAAGCAAGTAGATAATTCTAGTTTAACAAAAGCAGAATCAGAAAGACTAACTGAAATAGATAAAGAATTAAGTGATATAGTTGTAGCAGATAAAACTGAAAAAGTAGAAAAAGGCGCTAGAGTTATAGCTGATCAATTAAACGTTGGTTTTGAAACTTTTGAAAACGAAGCTGACATGGCTTCCGCTATAGAAACTTTAAAAGAACAAGGCGGCAAGGTAGATACTAAAAACTCTCAAGACTATGGTAGTTTTGTTGTTATGCCTGACGGTAAAAAAATTGTAATTTTAAACAAAGAATCTGCAGCTGAAGACAATGTAATGGACACGGCTGGGCACGAAACTGGTCATATTTTAATATATGAATCTGTAAAAAATAATCCAGAAGCTGCAATAGCTTTAGGTACTTCTCTTTTAGAAGAGCTAAAAAATAGTAAAGATATTACATTCACAAACTCTAAGTTCTTAGATAGATTTAACCAGTACGTTGAAGATACAGATATATCCAAAGCAGATACTATGGAAGAGGTTTTAACTCTTGCTAGTGAAGGCTTAGCTAATGGTGATATTGTTTTTAATGAAAAAGCTACAACTAAGATAGGTGATTTTATACGTAGAGCTTTAAGCGCTATAGGCTTAAATGTTAAGTTTAAAACTGGAAAAGACGTATTAAACTTTGTTAGAGATTACAATAAAAGTATACAAAAAGGTAAAGGTCTTTCTAAAGGTCTTGAAAAAGCAGCTACAAAAGGAGCTGAAGTAAATATAAAAGTTCCAACGGAAATTGAAACTGAAATTGAATCAGACGATGCTAAAGCTAGCAAAAAAACGGTAGAGCCTTTAGAGCAAGCTGCTAGAAACAAGGAGTTAGTGCAAAAAGCTAAAGACGGAGATATTATAGCTGGCCAAAATTTAGTTGATGAAAATTCTGGTTTAATATTAGATTTATTAAAGTTTAATCCAGACGTAACTAAAGACAGTGGGGTTGACGCCGACGCATTACTTCAAGCTGTTAAAGATGCGGCTACACCTGGGTTAGCTAATTTAGTTTTTCCAGGTAGATATAGAGAAGAAAGTGATACTAAAAGAACAGGCGCCACTTCTCTTCTTAATGAATACAAAGAGTCTTCAGGAGAAGTTAGCACGTTTTTAGGACGTCTTAAACAAAGACAAGCTGAAATATACACAGCAGCAGGGCTTGACCCAAATAAATACAATATAGAAAGCCTTGATACCGCAGAAGCTAAACAAATAACTAACGAAGAAACAGAAGAAACTTCGGAGCCTTCTAATGAAGCTTCTACTAATCAAATAGATGTAACAACATTTGGGCCAGCTAAAAATAAAAAAGTTGCTTTAGAAAAAATAATTAAAATAGAAAAAGGCGAAAGACTTAATTTTAAAACTTTAAATAATAAATATTTTAATGAAGTATCTGAAGAAATATTTGGAATTGATGGAAAAAAAGTAAGAGGAAATGTATCGCTAAATTATGGCAACTCTAAAAAAACAGATTACTCAGAGGCTAACGCTTTGCAAAATATATTTAAAAACAGCGAAAACGTTAGAAGCCTTGTAAAAACAATGCCTCCTTATAATGTTGCTACTAAAGAAGCCACAATAAATGAGCAAGGCGAATCTATTGATGTTTCAAGAGATACTTATGGCAGGGCTCTTGGCATTAATCCTACAGTTTTAAAAACATTTTATCAAAAAGTAAATCGCTCAATACCCGGTATATCTAACCCTAAAGGAAGAAGCTTAGGTAAATCAACTCAAACAGATGTATTTGAATTAAAGCCTGAATTTAGAGGAAATGTAGATAACGACGTTATAACTGAGCTACAATCTTCGGTTGGCGTTAATAAAGGGGAATTAAGCGTTCCTATCAAAGGGCCTGCAAGAACTGAGTTTGGAAGCGTTTTAACGGGCTTGTCTAAAATGTATGTGGATAACGTTATAAACACTATTGGACGCTCTAAACTAGACTCTAAACAAGCTAAGGCTGACCTAGCAGCCGGCAAGTCAAAATCAATGGCTAGTAAGCGTATAGAAACAGAAGCCGATATGCCTTCTGATTTAGTAGCTAAGTTTCAAGAAATTTCTATTTTAAAAAACAAAAAGCAATTAGCTTCTAATCTTAAGTTTAGTTCACCTCCAATAAATGAATCTAATAGAGTAGCACAGCAAAAAGCAATGCAAAAAGCTGTTGTTAAACATAAATTAGATACAGCTACTATTGAAGCCGGTATGATGGGTAGTGGTGGTAAGCAGACTTTTTATGGAGTTAAAGGTGGTAAAATGTACTCGTCTGCAAAGACAACAGATGGTAAATTTGTTGAAATTAATACTGAAGGTATAACAAATTGGGTTGCTAAGCCAAGTAGACTGTATTACGGCAAAAGCGATCCTGCTTATAAAAAGCTAATTAAAAGCGCACAGGTTTATAACGGTCCTAAAACAAAAAAAATAAGTCCAATTCGTGCTTTTTCAACAAACCCAAAAACCAAAGCTGATGCAGAGCAGGAATCTAAAGATAACATGACTGTTTTAGATCATGTAGTTAACCAACTTACCGATGCCGTCGCAGATGGCATGTCATTAGATATAGCTGCCGTTATTATTATACAGAGCTATCAAGCTACTTCTGGATTAGTAAAAATAGCTGCACCGTTTAAATATCGTTCTATTGAAATGAGATACGGCGGGCCCAAATCAAAAAAACAACAAAGAGAGGGTAAAAAATATAGAGAAGAACACAATCCTCCTGCTTCGGTAGTTGGAGCATCTATACTTTTGGCTATTAAAAATAATGCTGCCGCTCCTGTAATGAAAAAAATAAAAGAAAATTATTATCAAACGCAGCTTTCCAAATTTGATGATGATTTATTGGATCAAGCTAAATTGGATTCTACATTAGTAAAGGGGCAGAGTATATTTGATAACCCTATAACAAGATTTGCCGCTGCAGGAATTGATGTAAACACACTTAAAAATCCTGATACAGGAAAAACAGTTGCTGAAGAAAGTGAGTTTGGTATTGATCCTAAAATATATGCTGGTTATAACGTTAACGAAAAAGTGCAAGCTTCTAACATTCAAAACGAAGCTATATTAAAAACTATAGAAAATCCTGATTACAAGGTAGCTAAAGTAATCAAAGCATCTTTGCCATTAGTAAAAGGGAAATCAATGGCTTCTAAGCGTAACGGTGATTTAATTCCAAAGGCAATAGCATACGATCAATCTATAACTGTTCAAAAAGGCATAAATGCTTTAGAAAAAACAGACAAAGCTTTAAACAATGCAAGAAAATTAGACGCTCCTGTTAAAAAAATTAGGGTATTTGATTTTGATGATACACTTGCAAGATCAAAAAGCATGGTTATTGTTAATATGCCTGATGGCTCTTCTAAGAAAATTAATGCTACTCAATTTGCGCAGCAAGCAGCTGACCTTGAATCACAGGGAGCTGAGTTTGATTTTGCAGAATTTAGTGAAGTAGTTGAAGGCAAGAAAGGACCTTTGTTTGAAGTTGCTCAAAAAATAGCAGATGTTAGAGGAACTGAAGATGTATTTATACTTACGGCACGACCACAAAATGCTGATGGCCCTATAAAAGCTTTTATGAAAGCAAACGGTATTGACATACCTTTAAAAAATATAACTGGGCTGGGAGATGGCACAGCCCAGGCTAAAGCCGGCTGGATGATGGGTAAAGCCGCAGAGGGTTATAATGATTTTTATTTTGCAGATGACGCTATTAAAAATGTACAAGCTGTTAAAGACGTGCTAAGCCAAATCGATGTTAAGTCCGAAGTTCAATTAGCTAAAGCTAGCAAAAGAATAACTTTTGATACTATCGTAAATGATATGATTGAGGATTCTTCTGGCATTGAAACTTATAAACAATATTCTGCAGCTAGAGCTCAAACAGTTGGCGCTAGTAAAGGTCGATTTAATTTCTTTATTCCAGCGTCGGCTGAGGATTTTACAGGTTTATTGTATAAAATGTTAGGCAAAGGTAAAAAAGGTGATGCCCAAATGGCATTTCTTAAAACAAACTTACTTGATCCTTATGATAGGGCTGAGTCAGCTGTAACACAAGCTAAAATAGCCGCAGCAAATGATTTTAAAGCATTAAAACAAAACTTAAAAACTTTACCTAAAAGCTTAAGTAAGCCAACAGGTATAGGTGGGTTTACTTTTTCACATGCCGTTCGTGTAGCTGTGTGGTCAAAACAAGGCATGGATATACCTGGACTTTCTAAAAGAGATATAGAAGAATTAAACAATTTTGTGGATAATAATGCTGAGCTTAGCGTTTTTACTGATGAATTAATGAAAATTCAAAAAGGTAAACCTTATCCAAAGCCGGGCAAAAGCTGGTTAGGTGGTAACATTACTGGCGATATTATAAATGATATTAATAAAGTTAACAGAGCTGAATACCAGCAAGAGTGGAGAGAAAACGTTGATATTATATTTTCTGAAGACAACATGAATAAAATGGAGGCTGCTTACGGAACTAGATGGCGTAAAGCTACGGAAGATTCTTTACGTAGAATGAAATCTGGTAGCAACAGACCTCCAGGAGGAAACAGCGTAACAGATGGATTACTTGACTGGCTAAACAACTCTGTTGGTGCTGTAATGTTCTTAAATACAAGATCTGCACTGCTTCAAACTATATCTGCGGTAAACTTTATAAACTGGGGTGATAATAATATAGTGAAAGCAGGTGTAGCTTTTGCAAATCAAAAACAATTCTGGGGTGACTTTATGACTCTTATGAATTCTGACTACTTAGTAGAACGTAGGAACGGTCTTAAGATAAATGTAAGTGAATCTGAAATTGCAGATGCAGTAAGAGATTCTAAAAATAAAGTTAAATCAGCTATAGCATTTTTACTTAGCAAAGGATTTGTAATGACAAGGTTTGCGGATAGCTTTGCAATTGCAACTGGAGGATCTACTTTTTACAGAAACAGAGTAAAAGCTTTAGTAGGTAAAGGCATGGAACAAAAAGCTGCAGAAGCACAAGCTTTTGAAGACTTTAGGCAAATAGCAGAAGAAAGCCAGCAATCAAGTAATCCAAATAGAATTAGCCAGCAACAAGCATCTGGAGCTGGTCGTGTTATATTAGCTTGGGCAAATACACCGATGCAATATGCTCGTATCCAAAAAAGGGCTAGTCAGGATCTTATAAACGGTCGAGGCGACTGGAAAACTAATGTATCTAAAATAGTTTACTATGGTGCTGTGCAGAACTTAATATTTAACTCATTGCAGCAAGCTGTGTTTGCATTAGGGTTTGGTGAAGACGAAGATGAAGAAGAACAAAATGCTAAAAAAAGCGAAAAGATTTCAAGGGTAGCAAATGGCATGATTGATTCACAGCTTAAAGGATTAGGTATAGGTGGAGCCGCGGTGGTTGCATTAAAAAGCACTTTAATGGAATTAGGTAAGCAATACTCTAAAGATCGCCCTAAATACGAAGAAGCTGTATTTGATTTGTTAGGGTTTTCACCACCTCTTGGATCTAAAGTTCAAAAAATAAACGGAGGCCTTAGAAGCTTTAGCTGGAATATGAAAGATATTAAAAGCAAAGGGTTTAGTTTAGACAATCCGTCTTATTTAGCAGGCGCTCAAATAACAACAGGCCTTACTAATATTCCGCTAGATAGAGTTATTAAAAAAATTAATAGCATGCGTGGTATAGTTAACGAACAATCTTCTCTTTGGCAAAAAGTTGCCTTAGGTTTGGGATGGTCCACATGGGATGTAGGTCTTGGTTATTACGGAGGATTTGATGCAGCAAAAGTTTTAACACCTGAAGAAGAAAAAGTCAAAGAAATTGACGATATGAAAAAGTTAACTAAAACAAAAGAGCAAGTTGATATGCTGCTTGATTTAGGGTTAACTAAAAAAGAAATAAAAGCTTTAGGCAAAGAACAATCTAGGGTTGAAAAAATAATTGAGCTGCAAAATGCTGAAGCTGAACCTAAAAAGGAAGCCAAAGTTAAGGAAGAAATAAAAGAAGAAACAAAACCAACACCAGAAGTAAAAGCAAAACCTAAAACCGAAAGCGTCGAAAGAAGGCTTAGGAGACAATTTGATTCTATTAAAGATGAAAACAAACCTGATCAAGTAAAAACATTACTTAAGTTTGGGTTAACCAAAAAAGAAATAAGAACTTTACAATACGAAAAAAATAGAGTAAACAAAATATTAGAATTAATGGAAAAAAATAAATAATGAGCATATCAGACATCAAACTTTACGCTATGAACGTGGGTGCAATAGGAGTTACAACTTTTACTCAAATAGAAGATTATTTAAAAGTGTTTTTACTTTTAGTAACTATTGGGTACACGCTTCATAAATGGATAAATATTAAAAAAGAAAAAAATGAATAGACAGTCACCGCTTCACATTAAAGAAGCCGCTTACGAAAAACAAAATCGTAAAATGCGTAAAGAAAACCCTGGAATGGGTAAAAGGCTTACGTCTGGAACAAGCCCTCGAAGAGTGTCATTTGCATGTAGATTTGCAGGGATGGCCGGCGCAATGAAAGACGCTAAAGGAGAACCAACAAAAAAAGCTATGGCTTTAAAAAAGTGGGGATTTGGTAGCGTTGCAGCTGCTAAAAGCTTTTGTAGTAAAAATAAATCTAAAAAATAAAATTATGAGATCAAATTCACCATTTAGACAAGATAAGTGCGCAACAGGTTGGGCTGCACTGAAAGCTAAATACAAAGATGAAGAAGAATACAAAAAAGAAAAAATTGAGTATCATTGTAATGAAAGCACAGAAAATAAAGTTGTACTGAAAGACTCCAAAGAATATTTCAGCGAAGCTGAGCAAACTAAAGAAGCTAAAAAAAGAGGAATTTCTAAGGGTAAACCATTACCTCCTGCAAAAAATAAATAAATGCGCAATATAGATAAAATAGTTGTACATTGCTCCGCTACACAGGAAGGCAGACATTTAGATGCTGCTGAAATAAACCGCTGGCATTTAAAAAGAGGCTGGAAAGGCATAGGTTATCATTACGTAATCTTGCTAGATGGTACTATAGAATATGGTCGCAATATATATGAGCAAGGAGCTCATGTTAAAAACCATAATAAAGGATCCATAGGGGTTTGTTATATTGGAGGCGTTGAAGAAGAAAGAGGTAAAAATGGCAAATGGATTGCTAAAGATACTAGAACACCTGAGCAAAAAGAAAGCTTGCTACTGTTATTAAAAACATTAAAAAAAATGCATGTAGATGCAACTATTCATGGCCACAACGAGTTTGCTGCGAAAAGTTGTCCGTGCTTTGATGCTTATAAAGAATATTGTAATATATAAATAAATGGGAAAATTAAAAAAAGGAAGATTATCTGAAATAGTTAAAGAATTACAAGGAGCTTCTAAAATGCATTTAAAGCAATCAAAAGAAATTGATAGCCATATTGAAGATATGGAATCACCTTTAGAATTAAAAGACGCATGCTACAAAAAAGTAGTTGCAAGATATGGCCCTAAAAATTCCGCATATCGAAGCGGAGCTATGGCTAAGTGTAGAAAAGCAGGTGCTGCTAACTGGGGAAATAAAAGTAAAAAATAATGTATCAATCACCATTTAGTAAAGTTAGAAAAACCAAAGAAGGTTTAGCTCTTAAACGTTGGTTTAAAGAAAAATGGGAAACACCTAGCGGAAAAAAAGATTATAGCGAAACAGATGAAAACACTTTTAGACCTACCAGAAAAGTTTCAAAAGATACACCCTCAACTTGGAGTGAATTAACATCTGCTGAAAAAGCTGCGGCTAGAAAAGAAAAAAATACTAAAGGAAGAGTTACTAAATATAAAAAATAAAAAATTATGAATAAATTTTCAAGCCCATTTATGGCTAAATCGCCACTAAATCAAGTAGATACAGATGCTTCAGCAAGTACTATGTATAAAATAGGAGATAAAATACGCGAAAAAGACGCATACCCATTTGTAGATGAGCAAGTACACAACTTTCAAGATTTAAGTAAAATTCAAAAAGACAAAAAGAGTCAGTTTGTAACAGTAACAAATTTAGATACTAAAAAAACCGATATCATAAGACCTCCAAATGATAAACTAGAGTTTCAAAAAGGAACAAGATAAATAGGCGTACCATACCTAATAGTTCCTGTAACCAGAAAGGGCCCTCATAACGAGAGCCCTTTTTTGATTTTAACCATCACACGCCAAACAATCTT